TTCAGAGTTTCATCTGAAATTTCGCCATCAGTTACGTGTTTTCTGTAATCCGATTTGATTCTCTGTGGATTTCTATAGTAATGCTTGAGAATATCAAGATATCTATCATTTAATAGGTCAACTAAATCGTTTTCCAATTCGGCTTGACCCTGATTCTTATCTTCACCTTCCATGAAAGGCATAAGGGTAAAACCAAAACGACCCAGCATATCATATCTGAATGGTTGAGTACCTATTTTCTGATTAGTGTCAGTAGTACCGTGAGCCTGAGTATCTGCATTAGCATCTACAGTAGGTATCCCTTCACTCCCAATTAACTCTCCATTTGTATCAATTATTTCAAGTAAATCTTTCTTTTTTAATTCCATGATAGCATCTTTTCATATAAATACTTGTCAATATTAATATGAACCATCATCAACATCCAAATATTTACTTGCTTCTTGTTCACTAAGCATTTCTTGTTCGGCAATATAATCACCAAACGCTATATCTGAATTTGGAATTTCTGCAAAAAGGACATCCATTATTGTTTCTTTGGGAATCCCATATTCTTTCTTAAAACCTTCAAAATGTTTCACCCTTTTTGCCTGTTGTGCCTCAAGAAATATATCCCTATCTGTTTTAGTTCCCAATTCACTGGCTTCCAGTGCCTCGATTTTCTCCTGATTTTCTTCTTGTATTTTGTCGAGTTCGAGTTCCAATTCAGTTTTGGGGATATCAATATCATCTCTAACAATCTGTAAATAAACACCATTATATGCACCAACATGATATTGAGAACCATCTTTAATCAAAACCAAATCACCGTCTTCGTATTTATCATTTATTGATTTAATTAGGGGTTTATTGGTTTCAATCATTTTATCGTTAAGAAAATTCAAGGCATTTTCATATATTTCATAATGAACTTTGTAATCGTCACGCATTTTAAAACCATCCCAAACCAGTCTTGGGTCATATCCAGTTCTATTCCAGAAATCGACTTCCATTTCTTCCAAATACATTGATTCATCGAAGTCGTCAAGATCGAAAGACTTGAGTTCCAATTCATTTTTTAACGGACTGAACTCACCTTTCTGCAAATCACCCTTATGCTCACCCTTTTTAATAATCTTTACAACTATTTTCTTTGCAACCTCTGGGTCAAATCCCACCAGAATTGTCGTAACCCTTTTATTAAAAGCATCAAGATATTTCTCATAATTGTATGTACCTGTCATATTAGGGTTTTCTTGCAAGTCATCATTACTAATTAATTCTGAACCATATCTCGATTCACCAGTTTCCTTGTCTTTAACGTCTTCCTTGGAGTCACCATGAGATTTCATATACCCTGTATTAACATAATATACTGTACTATCCAATTCGGGTTCAGGTGGCATATAATTGATGACGGCTTTCATTATATCATTGTTTTTCTTCGGTTCTTTTTCAGGATTATCAAAACCTAATTCTAATTTATGTTTTTCAAAGAGTTCTGATGCCAGTTTCTCACGTTTCCGAATCAGTAATTCCATATGTGCTTGCTTGCCCTTTTCTCTACCATTCTTATCATTACCCCTTTTCCTATAAGCACTTAGACTTATTTTTACCCTACTTTTACTTGCAATTTTCTTCAAGGGAATCTGCATGTATCTAATGTCTTCAGCATAATCATAATAGTAATCAACAAATTCTTTACCTTTACCATGAAGAATCAAATTCAAACCCTTGTCGATAAATTCTTCAATGTATTCAGGCATTATTTTGGATTTGATTGTATTACCAGTCAACTTGATTTTTTCCTTCATCTTACCAGTCTTCCTATCCTTAACCAGTGAAAGTGTGGCATAATTAATACGAGCAAGATTCAGACAAGATTCACTTGTACCATCATCATCAACACTCATATATGGTTTCGGCATTTCAGTTTCATTAAATAATTCAATGAGTGCAGCTATACCAGTTTTACCACCATATTGCCACATTTCATCAATTAATCCCTCAGTTAATCCCTCAGTTATTCCCTCATCAGTCACTTTAATATTAGTATAATCAGGTATTTTGAAATTAACACCATCAGTTACAGCAAGTAATGCAATACAACCAAACTTAGTAAACCAGTGAATTGCATGTCTTAACTGAATTCTTGCTACAGACGTAATTCTTGCAGCACATACATTATCTGACCAGTTAAAACTAATGTGAGAACCCAACGCACCATAAAGTGAATTGTTCAGAATCTTGATAGGTAACTGCTTAACCTTGAACATCGCAATGTCTTCCGAAGTCAAGAGGTTATTAACATATCTAACATGTACTTCAGGGTCAAGTTGTTGTAATAATCCAACTTCTTCCACATCCAGTTTAGCACCATTACCCATTTTCTTATAGATGTTACGTGTGGTTGTCATGTACAACAACATTTTCTGCATAACACCTGTAATATCAAATATTGGGAAGACATTATCGGTTAGTTGAATAAAAGGATAAAGACTGGCGTAATCGATTTTAATAAGTTTTTCAGTATAACCCTGTTTATATGTTCTCGCCAGACCACCACCAAACCTCATATATTTATCGGGAATCGGAATAGCCAAATCATTCTCGAAACTCCATGCGGTCAGCAGGAGATTCCAGATACTTGCAGTACCCATTGTGCATATTCTTTGATATGTTGTGGGAACTATTTTGGCAAGCATGAATGACGACTGATTATAAAGTTCATCAACTTGTTCGGTTTCCCAGAGATCATCAAGTAGATATTGTTTCACAAGTTTCCTACCACCAATAAATGTTGTGAGATTTTTCTCCGTGGCTGTTTTTTTAAACCACGGAACAAAATCCTTATTTTCGTCAAGAAATCTATTTCTATATACCTTATTTTCTTCAGCACTTATAATGTCTTTATTGGCTTGAAGTTTATAGAGATTCGTTGCGACATCCTGAAACTCATCAGGAATTTCAACATATTCGTTCTTGTCGTTAATTAAAAATACTTTATTTTCGTTATAATACCTACCAATATCATTGTCTTCACCTTTGATATATGTTCGGTTCTCCCTTGCAAAGTTCTCGAATTTCGCAACGTATTTCAATCCACTTGATTTCAAATCACTATTAACGGCAGCAGTTCGTTTTGCTGCATGGAGTGTGTCAATAATTGAATATCCCCACATCTCAGTAGCGGTATATCTATCAGTAGTATTACCATATTTAACACTGGTATTTCCCCTTCTTCTCAAATTAACACCAGCTTTAAGTCCGTTCGGAACTTCTGACATTTCCATTTTAAGAATACCTGCTCTACCCAAGATGAAATCAAAGTCAAAGGTCTCCGAATTATGTCCCAAAATAACGGCAGGTCTAATATGATCAATTAGATTAAAGAAGTCCTGAATTAATCGGATTTCGGCTTCATCGTCATCACGTTTATCGACTTCCAAAATCATTTCAACCCCCCTGTTATCCCTGACACCAATTGCAAACATTCTGGAAATCTGATATCTAAGACCCGTGGTTTCAATATCAAATGTCAGGCGATGAACGTCCTTATATTGTTCATAACCTTTATAAAGTCTTGATTGTGTACTGATGAAGAACTGTTCTGTTGTTCGAGGAGAATAAAATATATCACGATTTTTATAAACGAGTTTACCTTTATTGTCTCGTACAAAATCATCGTTTTCATCACGGAGTTTTTCGAAGGGGTCAATACCCCCATCCTTTAAATATTGTGTGATATCATTACTTGACTTATGACTTGTTAATTTATAGCAGTAACCATCAAGTAATCTCTTCTGATTTCCAGTTTTTAATTTAGTTATGGTGATACCATACTTGATTCGTTTGCTTTCAATATATGATTCATCCCTACCAACATATAATTCCCTACCAAGTCTCGCTAAGTCTTTCATGTATCTGAAAGGCAAATACCTGATATTCTCGATTCTCGGTTTCTGTTTCGGTTCGTGTATTACGCATTCAGCAATATCAGTTCTTGGATCGGTCTCGACATTCACTAGATATTTTATATCATTATTATATCCTTCAAGAAATCCTTTGATTTCACCCAAAACCTTGTGTTTATCCATCCTTCTTATTTTTTAATTATTGAATATTTTAGTTTTTTATTTCTTTTATCGTATTTGTAAAGCATGTTGTTAATAATAAGTTTATTATCATTAATAACTGTCGTAGTATCAGATGGAATTATACCTGACAACCAAAGTGCTGAAATAAAATTTAATGCCACAACCTTATAGTATTGGTCTTTTCTGGTTATTTTATAATCCAAATATACCGCATCTTTTTTATTATACAAAATATATTCTAAAATATGTAAAAATCCCATATTAACGTCTTCCACGTTTTTTTCATCAGCAATATCCACTCCCTGTTGCATTCCATAATACAAATAATCTTGAAACGGATTTATATTATATTTATATGCTTCCCCCATGCTTCTCCTTAATTTTTTTAATTACTTCACTTAATACCGACTCACTAACATTTGAGGTATAGTCTTCGTTATCAATAACCTTTAGAATTTCCCTGCGCTTATTTTCAATTGCCGAGAACACGTAGTCATCAATTGTATCTGGAAACACCAGCACATAAATATTAACGGCAGAGTTCTGACCAATCCTATGTAACCGGTCACTAACTTGGTCGAATTCACCTACGGAATACGGTAATGTCATGATGAATAATTTACTTGCAGCAGTAAGAGTTAAACCGTAATTACAGGTTTGAATACTACCCAGAAATCCTTTTAATGGATTATTTGGGTCTTGAAACCTTTTCACTATATTAGCACGCACTTCCAAATCTTTTTCATCGCCAGTATGAAGTGCAGTAATATCTCCAAGTATTTTATGTATTTCATAAAGACTGTCCTTGAAAAAGTCCACAACAACAACTTTTTCACCAGTTTCGAATACGTTTTCAATTAATTCAATAACATGTTGTACCTTAACAAGTGCCAGATACTGTCTTAGGCGAATCATTATTGTCATGGGATTTCCATTGGGATTTTCAACGAACTCATTAGCAACACCTGCTTCAATTTCATCATAGATTCGTTGTTCAGCATCGGTCATTTCCAATATAATGCGTTGATAGGTTTTATCTGGAAGGTCAGTCAGGACTTCGAACTTACGCTTTCGATGTGTAAAAGGTGCAATCTTATGATAAAGTTCTTCGAGTTTCTGAGTCATTGTATCGACATGATAACCCCAACCATCTTCATTACGGGTCATACCACAATAATATTCTTGGAAATATTTCTTAGTTGGGAAATCAACAGCAGAAATCTGATTCAGAACCGTATATAATTCATGTGCTCTATTAGGTGCAGGTGTTCCCGATAAGAAAATCTTACTGATTTTTTCATTTCTAAATATAGATTTTCTAAACGTACTCTTGAAATTCTTATAGGTGTTGGCTTTGGTGTTTTTGAGTTTTGATGACTCATCACAGATAACCACATCAATTAAATTTATCCCCAATTTCTTCCATTTGGTGATAAATTTTTTATTTTTAGTGTTTTTGGGATTAAAGAAATCATAATTAATAATAACATACTTGGCTTCTTCGATACCACAAGTATTTTTCTTCCAGTTTACAATATGTGCAGTACTGTTTGTAAATTTCTGGATTTCACCATAGAAATTAAACTTCAGGGAATTTGGTGTGATAACAAAAACCTTTTCAAAACCATTCATCTCAACATAAAGAATAGCCGATAAACTTTTACCAATCCCCATTTCATGGGAAATTAAAGTACTGCGTGTGGCATTCATGAACATCGCTGCAACGATTTGATGTGGGTATAGTTTAACCCCTTCTTTCAGCAAAGCATGCATTTTCTCACTGTAATCCACATAGGTTTTTTCGAGTTCCAGCTTATATTTAACCCAATGTTCTTTTTTAATGTTGAGGTCGGCAATGAATTTACGCTTTTCTTCTTCCTTGATTTCAACCCCTTTGATTTGTTCTATGAAGATTTTACGACTGTCTTCATTACCGAAATCAAAATGAATTTTCTTTGAATCCCTATATCTTTTAATTATACTAAATAGTGAGGCAACGCTGACTTCCCAACATATCATCAAGGCATTCCATTTACGAGTTTCTTCTGGAAGGTTTCTAAGACGAGACACTAATTGGTCGTTAATGGGGAATCTGAGATAATACCATTGTCTTTTTCGGATTCTCTCGCAGTGCACGACAAACGGTAAACCACTGAGTTCCATATTTTAAATTATTTTTACAAATATAGTTGATAATTTATAATAATACAATGTTTAATAAAAAATCTTTCACAATGAACAATAAACGGTTTTTCAACTATTTATCTTAAAAGCAATTAATTATGAAATCGGGTGTTTATATGATTAAAAATATAATTAATAATAAACTATATGTTGGTAGTTCAAAAAATGTAAATAGAAGATGGATGGAACATAAAAATTTATTAAATAATGGAAAACATAAAAATAAATATTTATGTAATGCATGGAATAAATATGGTGAAAATAATTTTAAATTTTCAGTCATTGAATATGTCGAATTAGATGGTTTAATTACAAAAGAGCAGTATTATATTAATTATTATAATGTTTGTGATAAAAATAGTGGATATAACTTAGTTCCTAAAGCTGGAAGTAATTTAGGTTGGAAACCATCGGAAAAAACCAGAAAAAGAATGAGTTATAGTGCAAAAAGAAAACCACCTGTATCTGAAGAAACCAAGAAAAAATTAAGTATCGCACGCATGGGAAATAAAAATGGTTGTCGTGTTGTAAGTGATGAAGAAAGAAAGAAAATATCAGAATCACATATTGGTATTAATCGTGGGGAGAAAAATGGTATGGCAATTACAAACAGGAATGAAATAATTGCCATAAGAAATGATTATGATAATGGAATGTCAATATCAAAAATAATGATAAAATATAATAAAAAAAATTCTTTCACTTATCAAATTGTAAAAAGATTGCGATGGAAATGGTTGGATGATGCTTAAATTATCAACTAAACCACAGTCGTTTTAGTTAAAGAATCTGAAATAATTATATTAATATTACCGTTGACTGGTAATCCAATTTTTCCACAATTATCCCCAAGAAAATCAACAGTAAAACTTGCTTCATATCTACCAGCTTTTGCTGTCTGTGATAATTTAAATCTGTACATGAGTGTGTACTGAACTTCATCAGGATATTCAGGTCTGTTGTTATTAACAACAAGATTTGCTGCTGCATTAGCAACACGATATAAACCAGAGTCGGCTTCGGTCATTGAAAATGTCACGGCAACGTTTTCAAGCATATCGGGAGTAATATCGTATTGCTCCATCGTGTGTTGCGTCA